ACGGTCCAACCTTCCCAAACGTGCTTTTCTCTATTAATACTCATATTTTTATTTTTAATATTCGTTACAAGTTTCCCATATTACGCAAGTTCTTTTTTGCTCTTCATCTAGATCAGACCATTCAAGCCCAAACAGTATTTTTGATATATAATTTAAATTACTCATATTTTTATTTTTAGATTCACTACAAACATACGGCAAGCTATGCGGTCAAATGTTAAGCTAATGTTAACTTAATGTTAAGAAATTGTAAAGCCCCTCTATCTAGAATCAGTCTAAATAAGGGGGCTGTTGTCTCTCAAAAACCCCACTGCGTTTAAGAACCTACTGCGTTTAAGAACCCACTGCGTTTAAGAACCCACTGCGTTTAAGAACCCACTGCGTTTAAGAATCAAACAAGGCACTAATATCGTCAATGTCAATGAAGTCTGCGTGTTCTTTGCACTTCGAACAAAGGTCGGTGTTCCAAATCGGTGGAGCATCGCAACAGTTGCTTACTATCTCAGACATACATCGCATCGTAATCGTGAATCGATTCCCAATATTTTACTGAGTTCTTATAACTTCCTGTAGTGCCAGGCTTAACATCATCCCTTGAAGGAATGATATTGCCGTAGAAGTCCGTATATTGCCTTTTAGGAAGCATACATTGCCCTGTCTCCAGAAGCTCCATTGCATTGCGCCCCATTGTACCTTCCATATGCCATACAGCACCTTCATCGATTAGGCGTTGCATATTAGCAACACCATACTCTTCCTGTAGTTTTCTAATCTTCTTGTAGTTCATTGTCTATTAATTTATTTAGTTCGTATATCTGTTTTTCTATTAACTTCTTAGAGTTGTCTCTGGAGTCCGTGCAGGAATTTATATCTCTCAATAAATCCCTACAGTCCTCTACCAATTTAAGCGTCTCATTATCCATTACAGAAACTTAATTGTTTTACCATTTACTTTAGCCTCGATAAGTTTCTCCAGGTTTATCATTCTAAATCCTTTACGGTGCATATCGTACACCACAAGGAGTCCTTTGCTCATAGGGTTAAAAGACATACCTACGCCTTTAACACCCTTCTTAACGTCTCTACGACAATTAATAGTTCTTATTGAGCCATCCTTCTTTTCGAAGGTGGCACTAAATATCTTACCGCCTTCCGTAGCGTCTAAGAATGTTTCTACTCGTGTTTTCTTTTTTGTTAGTATCCAAGTCATAATTATATATATTTAAAATTACACCACAAATATAAGTGGGCTAATGTTAAGGGAATGTTAATTTTTAAGCATCTATTAATTCAGAAACTATGTACTCTAAGTCCTGTGTAAGGTACTCGGCTAATTCAATTATCTCTCTTAAACCCTGGAGTTCACTTCGAGACATTTCACTAGGTGTGTATTCACCATTTTCGATTGCATCAATACAATCTCTCAAATCAACTGCAGTATTTTCCATTCTGCAATAACTCATATTTGCCATATCTTTTGTTTTTATTATTTAATATTAATTATTTTTCTAAATATCCGGAGCGAACATCTACAGGGTCTTCAATAACTTTAACCCCTCTATCGGTCAATACATACTCATAGCAAGCACCATAGGTATCATTAAAAGGAATAACGCCCCAACCTGTGTACTCACTACAATCTAGGTTATATTCACCTGCTTTTCTCTCCGCGAATCTCAAGCATTGAGCAAACTTATACTCAGGATCGTGACCTCTTTCTTTGTTGAAGTCATTGTTAAACTCATTAAGCCAAGTTAGCATACCGTCGGGATATCCATCCCAATGTTTATATATCTTAGCGAAGTTTATACCGTCTATTTTAATTGTGCATCTTGTTGCCATATCTTTTGTTTTAAAATTATGGTACAAACATACAATGTCTATGTTAAGTTAACGTTAAGTTAATGTTAAGAAATCGTTAAGGATTGGCAGTGTCGGATTTGTCGTTTCTGTCGGATTTGTCGGTTAGCCCACTGCGTTTAAGAAAGCCCACTGCGTTTAACGACCAGCAACCCTATTGCGTTTAAGAAAGCCTACTGCGTTTAACGATAAACCCTAAATCTGATTAGATCCCAAGACGGAATACAGAGCTAAACAAAACTGAGGGTTATCTACTTGATAATTAAAACAAATATGCCTTTCGACAGGACAAATATACAAAAATATTTTAAACTACCTAATAGTATACGCACCTTTTGTGCGATTTACTAAAACATATTGAGCGGCATATCTGATGGCATCAATGCAGTGATTCCATTTATCTACAGGCTTTGTCTGTCCTTTAGTAGCCCACACATAGTTATTCAGCTCCTTAATGAGTTCTGTGGAGTCAGGATCAACAATAAGGTCATAGTCCTGCAATAATGCAATACCGGATAATATAGACCCACTGCGTTTAATGGTCGGGGTAATGTTACATCCCTTCAGCTTAATCTCCTTAATCAGTCGTGGTTCTGCAGAGTCCGACACTATGAGGTGCGGACCTGCAAACCTTATATTGTAGTCAGCAATTTGAGTTGTAGACATTCCTGTCTTGGCATACATTACCTTGAGAAATATCCGCTTATTGCCCTTATCTATTGCTAACTTCACGAGTGTAGTAGGGTCAACGGAGAAACCGAAATCCTGTCCGAATATAGTCTCATAGTTATCGTTAAATTCTCCTACTCTCCAATTAGTAAAGATAACACCCTCTTGCTTTTCCATCCATCCACCAAGTATCTGGTGTGTGTACTTCTCAGGTCTACGTCTTCTAATCTCTGCTATCTGATTTAGAAATGACTGAGACAGGTTATCAGTGTTGTCTAAGTATGTGGTGTGTATATATGTGATACCGTCCTTGATACCATTGAATCCTTCAGGGATATTCCTGTTCGCATAGAAGCGTCCCCATATCCAATGCTCCTTAGTGGTTGGGTTAAGTATTAAGATAACCCTATTAGGTTTAGTTTTCACCCTAACAGACTGATCAATCTTATCGAAGGTATCTTCATCTGTAAGCTCTTCAGCTTCATCTAAGACAAAGGTGGTTATTGCGTTTAATGATTTCAGTGATGCTGTTTGATTTCCTGAAGCAGTTCTAATTCCTTTAAATAATATGGAAGATCCTGTCTTGATATTTGTTATCTCGTCTTTCGTTATGCGAAAGTCCTCGACAACATCCATTAGCTCCAGCTTCTCAATAAACTCAGGAATAATAGAAGAAGAGGCTGAGGTCATCGTATATCGTGTAAAGAGTACCTTGTGTCCCTTCTCGTATGTTAAGAGCAGTAAGAATACGTTTACAGCAAAGGACTTACCTGAGCCTCGCCCTCCTGTGGTAATAAAGTAACGAGAATCATTACCAAACGATTTATACTTCGGATTCAGATTCGGTACTTTCATCTTCTTCGGGTGTTAAATCAATTATATCTCCAATCTCTTTTGGAGCTTCAGTACCAGGGAATATATTTACAATAGAAAAGTCAATCTTCTTTTCTTGGTTCAGAGCATCAGGATTATCCATTGCTTTACCATATATGTACTCAATAACCATCTTACGGTCATATTGAGAGCTTTCAGCCTTTTCAGCAACCATCTTCCAGAAGTTAGCCTCAGACCCATAAACCTCTTCTATCGCATTGGTAGCGAGCAGTTTTGACCTGTTCTTCTTAGCCTTGTTAAGGTTAGCAGGAGTAGCCATAGTCTTCCGGACAAGTGCATCGCCACGCTTTGCACCGTTGCCCTTCCGACCATCGGTCTTCTTCATATATTTACGTTCTCCTTTTTGTCTAGGCATAAACGACTTGTTTTATTCTTTCAGCCACAGCTGCAACAACATCTACTGTTACTGCGTTTCCACACATCTTGTAACGCTGTGTGTCACTTATAATTCCTTCAGTACCTTGCTTAGTCCAATCATCAGGAAAGCCCTGCAGTCTTTCGCATTCTATTGGTGTTAACCTTCTAATTTTAGTTGACTCCAAAACCGCTTGATTGCAAGCTGTATCTAAAGTCTGAGCCACACCCTTACCAACTCTACCCCTTCTAGTCTTTGAAGTAGGTACGGAATAATTTATACTATCACCTTCTTCAGCCACTTCATATCCTTTTGAGGTTG